GGGGTTTCTGCTACAGACGGCTTTGCTGTGTTTTGGTCTATGATAGACTTTAAGTTATCTCCCTGCTCCTTACTAAATGCCCCTTCGGTAATTCCGTCATCAATGATTTGCTTAAGTGTTTGTGGAGCGACTCCAGTGGTCAAAGCTTTCTCGTAGTCAGACTTTGACAAGTCGCCACTAGCTAGATATTCCTTGCTTGAAGTGGGGTACTTAGATCGCCAGCGGGCAATAGCATCCTGTCTTGCAGCCTGCTCTGCAATTGCCTTAGCCTCATCCCGTATCTCATTTGCAGCAATGGTTGTATTGTAGGCGTCTTTAGCTTCAGCCTCTGTCACCGGCTTCTGTTTCGCCTTTCGCCCACGCTTAGCAGCCTTAATCACTTCCGGCTCAAAGCCAGCAAGTGTCGGCTGAACTGTAGCGGGTGGTAAGGTTGATTGAGGTAAGGATTCAGCAACTGCTGGAGTTGTAACCACTTCAGGTTCGAAGCCCTTCAGTTCAGGCTGGATAGTCGCTGGCGGTAGCTCCGGTGCAGGAGCAATCTCATTAACAGTAGAGGCAGGTGGAGATATATCGTCTACGGTAGGAGCAGCCTCTTGGATAGTCTCAGCAACTGGCTTCTTGAACTCATGCGTTGCAATGTAACTCTGGGGAGACTTCAGCGCTTCAGCAAATGAAATGTCCAGCGGATTCCCAGTAGCCCGATCGTAGAAAGTTACATTGTCTTTACCAAAGACAGAAAGAAACGCCCCAAGTGCTTGAGAGTTATCAAACTTACCAGAGATAGATGAAGGGTTTTTATCTTTGGCCACTTCGACGATCTTATTGATTATAGCTCGCCCAGTACCAACACTGGCTTCAGGCATACGAGAGAAACTACTAATCAAAATAGCAGGATCTTCGGCTGCATCACTTGAGTATGCTACGACTGCTTTAGCGGAACCAGTTGGGCCTGCATCAATATCAATGTCTAACTCATCACCGCGAGGTGTAATCTTAGCAATCGGTTCAATGGGTCCACCGCCCTTAGGAGTAGGTGGATCGATGACGGGCTCATTACGTGTTGGACCTTCAAGATCTGGCCCACCAGCAGGATTCATGGGACCGCCCGTAGTAGGTGCGGGACCACTAGGACCAGGGCTAGGACCAGACGGTGGCGGCGTTGGACCATCAACATCTGGCCCAGCAGGACCTGTACCACTTGGAGAAATGGACGGACCTTTATCATTAGGTGGAGTATCTGGAATTTTTATTTTATCAACAGGAGGCTCGCCCCTTCCACGAATACGACCGACTCCAATAATACCTTCTTCATCTGTTAGCCCCCAAAAAGTTACTGGCTTCTTATTCCAAGTAAATGGCCTGTCCGTAAATGGAATAGAAATCTTAGCCAGCCCCCCAAGTGGTCTATCCAATCTAGCTTCATCGACACCAAAATCTTTGAACCTTTCAGTCAGTTCTTTTTCGTCAAAACGCCTTATATCATTCGAGGCATCCTCTATGAGCATTCTCGGTGTAACAACGTGGCGAGCCTCACGCTTTCCAACTTTGCGACCAAGTGCTTTCGATGCGGTATCGATAGCCCTATTCTCAAGATTCAAAGCCCTGGCTGCCTTCCCACCTTTAGTCATGGCGGAAGCGCCAAATGTCAAATATGACAACGGATCAAGTGCAATTTCAGCACCCAATCCAGTCAGGAAGTTCAGCATCGTGTCTTCTTTACCAGCAAGACCATAGCCTCGCATAAGATCACGACCAGTCAATCTGTTCTCATGCGTGAACGGAGAAGCCAATTGGTCAAACGGGTTCTGTGGTTTTGGTCCTCCAGGTAGCCACGAAAGTGTATCCCTGACCATGGAACCAGGTACGTCAAGCAAGTTACCTACCGTTGCGAGTCCACTGAGCGCAGTTCCGCCAGCGCGTTCAAGCAAACCAGGAGGGGCCTCCTTCACAATGTCAGCTTGTATTTTACTTCCCAGCTTGCGAACTGGATTCTTCTCTTCCTCAGGAACAGAAACAGGCTCCTGCCTTTTGGATGCAGCAAGAGCCCGTAAAGAAGCTTTCAGATTGAATGGATCCACAGCTTAACCCCAAGATTAACTGACAGCGTGTAACGATTCTAGCGATGCGTTGCGATGCTACTCACCGCTGAGCATCATCAACAACTGCTGGCTTAGATCTGGGTCTTCCATGAGTGCCTGAGCGATCATGTCTTCAAGAGATGGTTCATCACGCATATTCAGACCACCCATCGCATTGGCTGTATTGCCTGCAATAGCAGCAGATTGGAGCATAGCGTTGCGATCACCACCAAGTGCGCGACGACCTAGACCCATTGCTTGATCACGGATACCGCGAAGTCCAGCCATGCCACCAGAGTACATGTTGCTGCCAAGCTGCTTTGCCCCAACACGAGCACCTTCCACATAAGGAATTGCTTCAGCGGACGCAATCGCAATAGGGCGAGATTCCTTAAATCTGTCAAGTCTTTTAGTTCTATTAGCAAGTCGATCGGCGTAAAACCTCATTTGGTCATCAGCAGCTTGCGCCGCTGCCTGAAGCTCTTCAAGATTTGACACAGTAGCAGGTCCTCCGCCTTGACCAAGATAGGCGCCTTGACTCATTTCATTTCGTCGAGCAGCATCAGCAACCGCATCATCTATTTTTACTTTTCTAGCTAAAGCGTCGATAGTATTATTTTTTGACTTATCAAGCATTCCAGCCATTCTTGCTGATGGAGTGTTTAGCTTTGCTGCCTGATAAGAACCTCTGGCAGCCTTACCAACGCCTTTAGCACCCCTCAGTGCAGACATGCCAGCCTTGGCTCCAAGCTTACCAGCCGCAGCAGTACCACCCGTCATAAGCATTAACGGGTCTGTTAGCGTATCAATGAGCAAGCCAGCCATCTGGTTGCCACCGGAGTTCTCATCACCACCCATCCAGTACCGAGAAATCTCTGCACCACTGGTTCGATTCTCATCACTGAAAGGAGTCATTAACTGATCGAACGGATTAGAAAACGAGATCGCATCTCGCACCATAGATCCTGGCAGGTTAATTAGATTACCAGCACCGCTCAACACATTACCCAAAACACCGTAGTCCATATCTTCGCCAGAATCAGGTTCTTCCATTGAAACATATCTAGGCGGTTCGTAACTAAATGGCGATCTATCCATCACGCACTTCCTTGTATTTGCATTTTTTAAGCTTTCCTAACACGCTCAAGTTTACCTATATCTGTTTACACCAGTTGAAGGTGGACTAACTGGAGTCTGCACCTTCGGAGTAACTGGAGCCTGATTACTTTCTGTAGAACCCTGAGTCGGAGGTGAGCCAGAAAACGGAGTCATCGCTCTAGATTTTTCTCTTCGCCTCAGATCACTAGCCCTATCAACACCAAATAACTCCTGAAATGGATAAATAACATTTCTCCACCACCAATATGGATTGTTATCTTGCTCATAATCGGCTATGTCAGATGGAGTTGCCCCTTGCCCAAAGTACGAATCTATCATTTGACTTGCTATCAACTCTTGCTGCTCTGCTGGCAATCTTGAAAATTGACTGTTATTCTTTAGCTTTTCCCTGTATGCAGCAATTCTTTCAGCCGTAGGTCTAGTGTCGTTTTCAATCCTATCCGGCGATGGAACCCAACTAGGTATCGCGACTTGATCAGAACCAAAGCCGCCACTGTTACCCACCCCTGAACCCATAATGTAATTATCGAAAGTCTGAAGCCTTCTTTGCTTTTCTATATCTGGAACATCAGATACAAGTATTTGCTGACGAATTGCCTCATTTTGTTTTATCTTATCAATATCAGCCCTTGACTTCATTATATCCTTTTGCCCTTCAACATACTGCCTCTCTCTTTCTGGGGCAGTTTGTGCCATGTATGATGGACCGTAATTACCAAACGCTTGATTTGGATCTTGCATAGCGGCCAACGACATCAGGGCATTGAATCCATCCTGCCCACCACCAATAGCACCGCGACCCGCCACAAGGTTTCGCAACTGCTGAGAAGCGCCAGCCGCATCAGCCGCAGCTTGGCGACGATTAGCAGCCATCTCTAGTCGGGTCTTCGTTTGATTCGCTAAGTCTTGTGACCTCGCTTCACGCTTAGCATTGATGCGATCGCGATACACAGGGTTAGTCGCCATGTTCATCTTGTGTCTATAGAACTGAATCTCAGAGGGAGTCATTGCCTTAAGATCTTCGCGCTGGAAATTCCCGATATTGGGATTGGATCCTGACTGAGGATTCGGGAACATGCCAGCGTCCTGCAAAGCCGAAAACTTTTGCTGATCCTCTCTGCGTCGATCCTGATTGGCAAAAGCCAAGAGATCCGGTTCCGGCATGTAGCGAATTAAGCCATCGGGACTTGGACCTCCCATAGCATCCTCTGCTCTCTTACGTCTTTCTTCTTGGTCAGCACGAGCCGCCGCAGCAGCAGGTCCACCATCACCCAAAGGACGATTCTGGTTTTCCATAATTGCAGCATCACTTGGCAATGCACCCATGCCGGAACTAAAAAAGCCGGAACGTCTTTGCGATGGAGTTGCATAGTAACCCCTTTTGTCATAAAGATTGTTGGCCACAGTATTTTCTGCATCGATCCGACCTAAGCGAGAAGCATCTTCAATATTCTCTGCAATACGATCACTAATTATCTTGCCCATGCTTTCACGTGGCTGTGCAGCCAATCGACGAGCCTCTGCATTGAAATCTGTCAATGCATCTTCTGGAGTCTGCTGTCTCATAGGATTTGACAAAGACGACATATTACCTTGCGGTGCCGACGCTCCAAACATTTGCTGAAGCAATGGCGATTGAGGTGCAGCAGGTAAAGGTGCGCCTGCGCCAGGCACTGCTGGAGTAGCCGAAGACGGAGGAATTGTTTTCTCAGGACGTGTAACTCCATAACGATGGCGGCGTGCAAACCCATCGATCATGGAGTAGTCCGGTGGGCTGTAGAGCTTAATATTTCCATAATATGGATATATCTTATCGTACCCATCACCGTTCATAAACAAGTTCAGACCTTGCCTCACATCATAATCTAGACTTTCGTTGTCCGTACTATTTATATTCTGCACCCACGGATCATCTCCAGTCTTGTCAACATAAGGCTCTGTGCTTGGTGGAGGCGCAGGTGCCTCACCATAATCCGGAGCAAAAGCACGCCCTGAAGTAGCACTATCTGTCGACAATGGAGCAGAAGTAATCCGATCGCTATTTGGGCTAAACGCTTTTTTGTAATAAGGTATAGTGTTCTTGGCAAAAAAATCATCAAGCTGAGCATTCGGCATCTCATTGATTGCAGCGACCCACTGATTATTCTCCTCACTTCCAACCGGAGAGCCAGTGCGTCTTGCGGCTTGGCGCGATAAAAAGCCGTTGTACGAATTAAAGTATCCATCAGTAGACCGCATAAATTGCCGAGGCATTGTACGAGACGCGTCATTCTTGCTATCAAACACAGAACCTCGCTGGAAGCCACTCGCTACAGGAATCGCAAAGTCATTGATGTTATTACTGCCACCACCGAGCGGTATTTTGAAAGCCCCACCTTTATCAATCATCTCTCTCTTTGACATCGCAGGCGCATCAGGGTTAAACCTATACAACAAATCATCATATTGTGGCTGCGTAGTTGAACTACTACCTCTCCCTGGCAAAAACGGCATCTGCTGCTGCCTACCCGAACCATAAGCAGACGGCGATGGCTGCGCATTAGATGAGCGGCTTTGATTGCCTCCGGACATATAGTTGCTAATAGCGCTTCTGGCATCGGCCATATCTCTCTTAGGCATGTAGTATTCATCGTAGGGGCTTTGTGGTCGCAGCGGACTCATAGGATTGCCGCTTGGCTTAAAGGTAAGCAAGCCCTGCAATGGATTCTGATTACCCATGCCAGACTGAGAGCCAGGACGACTCCCACCAAAGCTCATCGCATTGTTGCTTCTGTACTGAGACTGCTGAGGTCTTTCCATGCTTGGCATGCGATTCATCGGATCATTTAATCTTGTCATGGCACTTCTCAGTTAGAAAAGACTTTGTACGAAACATCAACCGCCGCAGTATTGGCAGCGCAGTAAATGGCATTGTTTGCAACACGAAACGGAAAGCACTCACCTGCGTTGATTCGGAAGCCACGCTGACCGGCAACAGTACCCACCGTGATGTAATTGGTTGTGTCAAGATTCTTAATCCAGACAATCCCAACAGAGCTAACATCTCCAAGGACTAACTGCTCCTCAACCGTTCCGATATTCTGACGGCCACTCATACGGGCCGTACCAGATACCGTGATGCTGGTACCATCGGAAACCTGATCGACATCACCACCCTTGGAATAGCTCAACCCAATTTGCAGACTCAATTCATTTGCCATAGCACAGTCCTCCCTGTATTATTCCATTGCATTTGTTTTTTACTTGACAGCCAATCTTGCATACCATTCGGTGTCATCGGGCGACTTCATCTGATACTGACTATGCGGGCAGCCAGTGTCGCTCCACCTAAACACATACGTTGGCTCTCCTAGCTGACACGGATCTCCGCAAGTGGTATTTGCTTTCCAGTAGTTCAAGCTTTGCTGATCGAAGTCAGCACGCTCCGTCTGGACAAAACCACCTAGCCTTGAGAATTCCATGCAGCGAATCGCCAGCGAAGCCCAGAACCTACCACCACTGGCTTCCTTTTCCATCTTGCCGGTGTACGTACTCCACACCGTCGATGGATAGCTCATGTTGTGATTATTTAGTATCTGCGAGTGAAACAGCAGGTGATTCGGCAGATAGATGTCATCGTCATCCCAAAGGGCTATAGCATCAAAGTCACCAAAACGCTCAGACAGCTTGAGCATCTTGTTGTATTTAGCAACAATCCCTGGCTCTCGCTCCGTGGTTGTGATGATCGCCATGTCATCATCTACCTCCTCGTTGAGCGTACCCAGATCATCGTAGATCAGAAGAAACGCATCCGAGTGAGCCTGGCTTCTGAAGCAAGCAACTGATTGCTGGATTAAATGCTGCGGTCGATTATAGGTCGGGCAGAGACAAAGAAATCTCACTGGATACCTCCGTCGTAAAACCAAATACTTCCTGGGCCTTTCTGAGCATCAGGAAGCACCTCAGCCAAGACTTCAGAAACTCCAGGCCAGTGACGATCGTGACCGCAAAGCAAGCCAATAGGACTGATTAACTCTTTCCATTTCAGCAAGTCGCTACGAAACGAATCGGTATCATGAGCCCCATCCAAAAATATCATGTCGGCACCACCACGATCCGCCAGGATAGGACGCAGAAAATCGGCAGCCCTCTCCGATGACATAATCAGTGGAACGCACTTACCTTGGTCAATCATCTCCATGAGATTCTGCATTGCTTTGGTCATCACCTCGCTACGACCTGTTCCGGTCTGCATAATCGAATGAGCGTTTGCTAGCTCCTCCGGAGAACCCTGCCAGTGATCTACAGCGTAGACAATACCAGTAGTACCAAGGCACATCGCCGTAGTGCTCCTGCCTTGCCATACACCTACCTCTACAATCAGAGATGCTTTCCTGGCTTGCTCGTAAAGCCAAAGTAACTCATCGTCGTACATCCAGCCTTGAATTGGCTTGCACTTATTTAGAACCTCATCACTAGCTATTCTTGCAATCATAACTTGCACCCTCCCTGACATCCTTCTTTGGTGCAGGTCTGCTTGCACTCAGCCCGACGAATCGCTTCGCGTATCAGCGATCCATGTATGTCTGTTGGATCGATCTTCCAGGCTAGATTCCAAGTCGTTGGATTAAGCACGTTGATCGCTGCAACGCGCAGGTAATCTGTCCATGACCAGTTCGTTGCATTCTGGTTGACCTGATTCAAGATCCACTGGAAGTTCTGAGGATCGCGACAGCCCTCAACTCCCCAGATGTCCATCTGGTTTGCTGTTGCCTTGCACGAACAGTTAGGTTTGTCTGTCACGCCAATGTCCTTGAGCATCTCAAACATCTCAGTGCCAGGACCAAATCCAGGCGGCCACAACCATATAGCTTCCTTAGGCCGATCCTCTGGATTTTTCGCAAGCACAGTGAGCCCGTACTGATTTTTGTTGTGGTGTGATATGAACCACAAACCTTTTTCAATGAGCGGACGGATAGCAGAATACAGACCTCCCTGCCCATCGTCACCTGTAAACCCATTGGTCTCAGTATCGTGAAACACAATGTACTTACGAACGTGATCTTTCCACAACGCAAGCTCTTTCATTGCCCTGTTAGCATTGTGCCGTGTGTCGATGAACAACAGATCGACTTCTTGAGTAGGAAGCGGAATGTCATTTAGGCTACCAACAGCCATAGACAATTCTGTATTGCCGTCTTTCAGTCTCTCTAAGACATCTAGGATCGCATCATTTTCTTCCTGATAGCTAATCATCTTCTTTGGCTTAGCTGCTAAGAGTGCTACTGTACTCTCTCGTCGCTTAGTCATCTCAGCTACATACTCACACTTTTCAGCCAAAGCACGCAAGGTTGGCATATGCTCATTCAAGTCGCGAGGCTGCTGCGAAACCCACCTATACACCTCCTCCAGGCTGTAGGTGTTTGTAGGCTGTGGTTGCAAAACTGGTCGACCACTAGCACTGGTTAGAACAGCCGAGTTCACCGTGAAGTTGACTGGATCGGCAACAATCTTCTCCCAGACTCCTGGCTTCATTCCTTGAGAAGCGAAGTGGGATCGAATCTCCTCTAGGTCTCTGCCTAACTCCAAGAAGCCAAGAACGTAATTGCGAATCTTATCCTCTTGAGTCAGTGTGTATCTGACACCGTTCGGCCTAGCAAACCGATGGTTCCAAACCAAGAATGGTAAGCACATGGTCTTGTGTCCATGCTTACGGTACTTCTCGTGGATATAACCTTCCTCGCCACCAAACGCTCGAAAGTGTTCATTGAATCCAAGCCATGCTTCTTTGCGACATGTAAACAGTCCGAGCCCTTGAGCAGGTATCTCAAACGGTTCATCGTCTGGGCTACCAGCAGCCAGCTTGTAGCCTCTGGCAAGTAACTCCTGAACCGAACCAAAGTAGTCAAGCTTAGGTAAGCCCCACTCCTCTGGAACAGGAGTCATCTCTGGGTTCAAAATAAAGTAGCCAGCTTTATTTTGTTCGATTTCGTGAACTGTAAAGTAACCATGTTCACACTTCCACGCTGTTCCCCAGATGCCCCACATCTGATCTCGCCACCTGAGATCGAAGTGAGTGTAGGACCAATTAAGCTGATCTAGGATCATTGGCCCCTGGTAAAGATCGATAGTGTCTGGATGCTGACGATACCACTGCTTGAGCCGAGATATTGCTTGAGATGCCAACAGAATGTGACAGTCCATGCACAACACAATGTCGCCGGTCGCTTCTTTGAAGACTCGCTCTCGCGTTTGCGTTGTACCACTGGCTCCCTGCATTGGTATGTATCGAACACCAGTTGACTCACAGAAGTTCTTGACAGCGTTACCCTGAGCAGTTCCAGGGCTATTGTCCACAACTATGATTTCATCATCGGGAGATAACCCCTGATGCATCCTCAAAGACTGGATGGTAAAAAACACACCATCGAAGTCCTCATACGTTGCCATTCCAATAGTCAGTTTCATAATGCCTCGCTAAAAACCTGGGGGAGGTGACGGGGGAGATCCTGTAGTTCCAGCGCTAGTTGTCGTAGTGCTGGTGCTAGTACTTGTGCTTGTTGTTGGCGCCGCAGTCGTCGTAGTCGTTGTCGTAGTCTGGCAAGAGCATGTCGTGCAATTCCACACCGAACCAGGAGCACATGATGGACTTGGCATAGTAGCTTGAGGGCATGAGCAGTCTGTGTAGCAGCATGCACATGGGCAAGCTGTTGTGGTTGTGCTTGTACTTGTCGATGTACTGGTACTTGTGCTAGTCGAAGTTGAAGTAGAAGTACTTGTGCTAGTCGTCGTGGCAGAAGTCGTTGTGCTTGGTGATGCACAAGTAACACCGGCACAGGTTGTTCCAGCCCCCATGAAGGTATGACCAGCCGCCTGACAATATGCCTGCGTCACCCCCTGATAACACGCACCCGTTGATGGAATACAACATGCGCCATTTTGCGAGGAACAGTAATTGACGCTGGCACAAGTACTGCCATTACCTTGATATGTTCCGCCAACGGATGTGCAACTAGATTGGCTTCTTTCAGAACACCCGCCTATCGGCATACAGCACGCACCAATTGGAGTTGTCGTTGTCGGGCTAGCTGTAGTGCTGGATGTGGTTGTGTAGTACCGACAAGAAACACCAAGTACTTGGCAGTCATCAGTCCCTGGAGTACTTGGTGCCGAACTGCAACCGCAAGATCCGCACTGGTCAGATATCAGCACCCAAGAGCTTGCGGCACTATTCCAGCGATAACGGCATGGGCCTGGGCAAGGATCTGGAGTTGTACTTGTGGTCGAAGAAGTTGTCGTGCTAGGTGCAACTGTCGTATAGCAAATATCGCAGGGACTAGGAGGCTGAGAGGTCGTTGTAGTTGTGGTGGGTAAAGGAGTAGTCGCTTCGCGAACACATGGAGTCGTTATGTAAAGACCACACGGACATGTATCACTATCCGTTGGATAAGAGCACCTACAATCTCCTGAGGTAAAGCAGTCACTATTTTTTTGATCGTACCACCACCCTCTACCCTCTCCTAAGCAAACCCATTCGCATTTACCAACACAAGGCTGAGGTGGAGGAGGTGGAGGATCAGGAGGATCAGGAGTAGGTATGCAAAATGTAGTAACGCACGTACAAATTTCTAATTGTCCAGTATACGGATTGCATGGGCATGACGGGTCGCACTTGTTTTCAAGCGTGATTGTTCCATTAGGCAGCAGACACCATTCACAACCATCGCTACAGTTTGGGCTGAGGCTAGTAGTGGTAGTAGTTGAGGTTGAACAATCACATGGCGTCGTCGAAGTGGTAGATCCAGCCGAGGTAGTCGTGCTTGTGGTTGACGAAGTTGTTGAAGACGTGCAGGCATTATCTACTGTAAAGTTACGATCGCAGTAGGTCGTCGTGCAGTCACCTACGGTAATTGGGCAGAACGTAGGAGGAACACACTCACAATTACCACCCGAAGTTGTTGAAGTCGGAGTGGGAGTTAAGGTCGTCGTCGCACACGGATGAGCCGTCGTAGTCGATGTAGTCGCACCAGGGCTAGTGCTAGACGTTGACGTAGAAGTCGATGTCGATGTTGTGCTATTAGAGCAAGTATTCTCATCGATTACCCATACCAAGCCATCGTTACTAATCCACTTGCACGTTCCCTGACAAGTCGAAGGTATAGGAGGAACCAGTGTGGTGGTTGTCGTGGTAGCAACCGTACCACCCTTCTCCACTATGAAATACTCGCCACTGTAAAAATCCAGACTAGCAACCACCCAAGTACCGACAGCCACTGCCGACGTACCTATATGGCTCAAGGTGACTATCTCGTAGGGTATCTCTGATAAAGAACTTCCTGGTTTTTGGTAGACCTGAGCCTTACCCCTGGCTGGAGTTTCGCCAGTCTGAGCCGCTATCGATTCGATCGTCTTGCATACAAGCGTCTTACTGACATCCCACTCATCGTTCCTGGGACTAGGAAGGCTTATCTCAAAGTCTTCATACTGCTCAATCGTTGTGGTAACACCAATACGACGAGTCATCTGATAACAAACGTGACTGACTTCTTCGCCAGGATGAACTAAGACCACCCCTGCGTACACACGCATATTGCGTGAATGATTCGCGCGAGCAACACCCCTTATCGTCCTTGCTAAGTCATCGCGTCGGTAGTTAAGCTGAACCAAGTTCTTTATAGTAGATGTCTCGGAACAGTATTTGGTTCGCGAGGTATCGGTAACGTAATGAACCGAGCCCAGCTTCGCCCCTGGCAGACCCGTATACACACTGGCTTTCGAGCCATACTCATCTGCCGATAAAGGCAAGCGAAAACTAAGTGCAGTGCGTGACGGCCTAAACGAAACACCTACCGATGCAGGAGCATTGCCACCATTGATACCGACAGGATTGTCACCATCCCACAGCAGTTTATCCCTGCTCTGCTGTAGAATAATTGCAAGGTTAGCTTGGGTGCCATCTCTAGTTAAAAAAGAGTAGGTACCATTGGTCGGATTGAAGTAGCCAACATGACCACTCGCAGAGAGTATCTTGTGGATACAACTCCAAACCGTATCACCTTCGCACCAGATATTCTCAGCGTAACTAGCTGGAGTCGTAGCTAGCGTTGGGCACACCACACTGGCTCCCTTGTGGAAGCTAGGCATCGCCTCCCAATACTGAGCAATAACTTGCTGATACGTGTAGGTGCTGTTGTTCGGCCAGATCTCCTCTTCCCATGTATTGGCAATCACTGCCGCTGGAGTTTTGGCAACGGTCGTAACCATGTGCCTGGGATCTTTAAGCGTCACAAAGAACAACTGGCTTGGCGAATCATCCTGGCCTATTGCTTCGACATTCGTAATCGTCCAGTAGTTGGACGTAAACAGAATATTATCTCTGTCATCCAGAATCTCAATCTCATGCGATACAGCATTAACGCCAATGAGATCCAGAGTCTGCTTGCTGATTATGAGATAAGCTTCAGAGGGGCGCTCACCCCGATAGAGATGGATAGAGCCAGCCTTGCTGAAATAACCCTGAGAATATCTCGCAAGAGGTTCTAACCGAACTTCGGCTGGATCGATGCAGTATTGACCGTCAATCCTAAAGTACGTCACGCATTACCTCAGCGTTGGCAAAATCAAAGAAGGATTGGGGAGTATGTAGTGATACGTCCAGTGAACCGTATAAACCATGTAGCCCTGTGCGTATCTCTTCGGACTGTCCCTCTGGATAACCGTTTTGTCGCCCAGCAAATAAGGTCTTGAGTAAAGAGGCGAGGGAGGAATCGGATACGCATCAATCGCCTGCATGTGCCCAGAGTGGCTGTAGTAAACAAAACTTTGAGCGTTTCTTATTTGAAACCCAGGAGATCCAAAGCGAGTGTTGTACCACTCCACAACAGGCCCACCGTCACCAACCTGCTGAATCCTATCCTGATATTCGATGATCTGGCTGTACGAGTTCTTAAACAGTGCAGTGATACCAATCGTAAAGGTACGTTTCGTTGCGTACTCATTACCGTCACCCATTGGCCAGTTGCGGTGACTGATGACATTACCAGTCACATTGTCAGGGTGATTGTTTGGAAGCACATGAGGAGTTGGCAAACCATTGTCTTGATAGAAGCCAGCGTCTTTGTAGTCGTCCTTGTACGCATTGATTAAGGTGTTGATCTTATTGGTCAGATTGGCTTGGCAAGCCACCTTATCTGTGATACCGTCATCGACGTACAACTCACCTTCAAGGTGCATTGAGTAGTGCGTACCCAGTCTAAACCCTTGCTGATTGCGCTGCGGTACAATCTGAAAGTGAGCTAAAGTCACTTCATTTGCGGGATGCTGATAGTTGCCGTATCGAAAATACATTAGAGTCTATCCACTACTGATTCGATATTGCGAACCTTAACCGCCAACGCCTGTAGCTCTGTTGCTAGCTTGCCCATCACATTGACCATGCTCTGTGCAAACTCAGTAGCCTTCGATGCCGCTGCATCCATCGCCCCTAGCTTCTCGCCATCGTTAACTACTTGCTGCTCACCTTGAGCACCAGGATCTGAGATAGGTGCAGGCTCAGGAATCCCAGCAACAGGTGGCGGAACTTGCTCACCACGCTGCCGCCTAAAATTCCTAGCAGCAGCTTCCTTCTCTTTCTGTGCTGCCTCACGACGCTTCTGAACTCTAGGGCTAATCTTGCCCTTACTCTCGCTTCCCTTAGCCTTAGGCGTGCTCGCAGACCCCTGGCTAGGCGCATTCCCAGAACCAGAATCCATTCCACCTAAGTCAGGAGCGTCAACCCTAAAGTCAAACTTCACACCCAGCATGTCTGAAAAGAACTGGTCGCTCTTAGGATTTTGAACGAATACATCCAGTTGATCAGACTTGCTATTATCTTCTGGAACCTCTACGAAAGGATTCTCGTCTGGTATCTCTACAAAAGGATTCTCGTCAGTAGAGTTCGCAAGAAAGTTCTCATCGGAAGCAGGATCGTCTTTTTTGTCTACGACACCAGTAAGCAGAGAAGGTGATCTAGGTTTCGGTGGCTGATCACTACGGGCTTCTGGCTTTTTCTCTTCTTGTACTCTACCACCCTTCTGCGGCGACTCCTGACCTGAGGTGGCCTCGTCTTGGCCTTGCTCAGTATCTTCTCCCTCTTCCATCCCGTCATCGACTTCTGGCGACCCGCCGACGATTCCCTTTGTGAGTACATCAAGGACTCCAGTTAGACCCGCAAACAAACCAACATCAAACTGAGAAGTAGCCTTCCTGATCCTGGCCTGATCTCGCTTCTTCTTTTTGTTCGTCCTCTTCTGGCTTCTCTTTTCAGTCGACTTCAGTGCAGACGATCTACCAAACTGCCCTGGCTCCATTGCCCGAAACAGCCGATCATCAGCCTGCATGATTTTCTGAAGTCGTTTGTCAACGCTCATTAGGTGGTGCTATCGTTTACAAAGCGAATTTCGTAGCCAGTGGCTTGGGTCGCCAAACAATCAAAGCTCATCGCCAATGGAATCTCTGTCTTGCCTGGAACCGTTGGCGTCTCATAGCTGTTTCGCAAGTGAGGGAATGTCGCAGTCAGCGAATAAGGACCAGCCGTAAACGCCAGTGATCCAGCAAACCCAGTCGACCAAGAATTGAACGCATTCGTGTGCGTCGTCGTCAAAAATGGATTCTTGACCTGCAAGCGAACTGTTCTTCCAAGCGGCAAGAAACAGGTAGGCGTAAGACTGTTTCGCATACGAGGCGCAATACGATTATCGATCGACAACGCAAACTCATCGAAAGGACGAGAGTTGCCATCCAGGGTCAGAACGCCCTGACCGAAGACATACGGATCATGCTGCCCACCTTCCTGTAGCGCTGGAGCCGTTCCAGGCCAAGTCGGAGGCGATGCATCGTCAGGGCCAACCTCCGTCTTGGCGTAGATGAGCAGCACCATGTCAATGACTTCAGCCTCACCACCTTCGCTCGGCCCAGACTGGCCACGGAAGATAGCCTGCCCCACCACACAGTCGTCGTATCGGAACACTCCGTTGTCACGATGAACCAACATACCGAACGACGGCAAGGTCTCAGCAGGATCAATGTTATTCCCTACCTTGCTGCCACCCAGAATGCGAGGAAGCCAGTTGTCTAGTGCTAGCGGTCCTGGCTGCAAGTGCAACCGCCCCACCGGCACATAAGATGTCTTGACTCGCCGCGAAGACGGCTCAGCCCTGGTCCCCCAGATAACGCGACCACCTGCTGTAACGCGACGGGTCTGCATCGACTCGTACACAAAAGCGTATGGCTCGCTGTTAGCATCAAACACATGCACTGAAGCCCCTGGCTCCACAAGCAGTTTTGTTAAGGAGCCTATTGCTCCGCATGTTCCTGGCATTGTCAATCCCTCCCTGAATTGTTCTCTCTACGTGGCTTTCTCTCTACGGTGCGTACACCAACTTGACTGGACCTGCCAGCAATACTTCCTCACCAGCACTCATATCACGCAAAGAAAACCGCAGCGTAGATAGCTCGTATCGTGTAAAGATAAGACTCTTGGTGAACGTCACCTTATTTGTAAGCGTTACCGAAAGCGAACCGTTTGAAGTTTTCGCCGTGTACAGTGTCTTCTTACTGGCTGTATCGGCAAACCGAAGCTCAAGGTTCTTGCCGGTCAGATTGATTGGATTCTGGTCTGCATCGATCGCAAAGAAATACTGCGTGCCTGATTCACCTGTGTAAATCTTGATCGGTGCCTCAACTGCCCTATCCTCTTGCTGAAGCTGAGTTGGGTAAACTGTCACATCGCTAGTCACATCGTACAGATGCAGATTAAAGTATTTCGTGTAAGTACCATCCGTCATCTTGTAACGAATCGTACCTTCTACGTTTAATCGATCATTCGCGTTGTAAGCCAGTGTGTAGTAATGACGATTAGACTCGGTTCTCAAGAATGCAATCGCACCTGATACTGCTGAGTAGGCACCATTGTCAATTGATTTCTGTCCGGTGATGGTTGCACCAGATACAGGCCAGGAGAAGGTAATTGCCTTGGTATCATCTACGGTACGCTGAACAGCAACAGGAGCATTAGGGGATAGTGCTGACTGAAGTGCAGATGCTAGAATTGATTCTGTAATAATTGCCGTTCCCACCGTATTGTCCACTGGGACACCGAGGGCCACAGAGCCAGCAGGGGGAACAGCCAGGGAGCCTGTGAATTCGTTCGAGACACCAAAGACAGTACCCTGTCTCACATTGTTAGCCGTTGGCTGGCCGAGGTTCTGACCGCCTGTATAAAGGGAACGGGCTGCACCAGGAGTACCAGCATTATTGACGCGATACTGATGCTCCATTGTCGCAGATGAGCTAATAAGATACGTGGTAGCCGAAAAAAACATTCTACCGTTTGCTGGCGCAATCAAATTGCCATTATGTACAATCGTAGAACCGCTACCTTCAAGACTTATAGCGGAGGCCGATCCTGAACTCGTTATTGTGCCGTTAATAGTTACTCTTGGGGTACTTGATAAGCTGCGTATTGCTACGCCTCCAAGCGAATTCACTGTTCCTGTAATAGTCAGAAAGAATGCCGTGTTCCCTAAAATAGCATTGGCTGCATTTGTACAGGAGACATCGCCGGTAATGTTTATGGTACCAGTTGAGGTTATCCTTAACCCCTCTGCACCTGCTTGAGACCCTGCCGTACTGACGTTACCTATAATGTTAAGAGTGTGAATGTTTGTACTTCTAACGCCAACCTGCTCATTAGAAGAACCACCGACGACATTTCCGGTGATAGTTAGCGTACCTGTTCCACTGAATAGAACACCGCTAATGAATTGCGATCCGCCTGGACAGGACACATTCCCAACAATACTGGCTGTCCCGTTTGTGTAGCTTACGGTAACACACGTTGCGTTTGATGCAATAATGTTGGCAACCAGGGTTAGCCCTGAATTCAGAATAAAACCACCACCAGCAGTCCCGCCGGTTCTCTGTGAATTTCTAAGTGTTCCTGTTCCAATATTGACATTTTCGTCTATCGTGACAGTCTTATTGTCGGCATAGACATCGTCGCCAGTCTGGGGCTTTGTGCCTCCGTTCCAGTTGGCAGCATCAGACCAGAGACCGTTTGCCAGGGGCCATTTATCAGCCATCGATTAGAGCCTCCAAGATCGGGTTCACTGCTGCGATCAAGTCACCGTTGACCACCAACTGGGGCTCTCCCCTGGAAACCACCTGGCCATCCTTCAGACCCACTGGTGTGACCCTGGCCATAGCCAGTGTTGTACCATCGGGTTGACGATTCACCGTGAGCAAGACTTCGTGAGACTGAACATCTGGAACCACTGGCACTAATGCTGCTTCAACCTCTTCGACAGTAGGAAGTGACGATAAGCCAAGTTGCTCATATCGATTGATTGTCTTGCTACCGAGCGAAAGAACTTTGCTCTTTAATTCTTCCCCCCACTGAGCAGCATCAGCCATAGTAGACACAAGTTGCTGTCTAGCGGGTGAGGCGAGTTCCAATCCCGTACCTGTGGACATTGCGATGTAAGCAGAATTGAATAGTGGAGTTGATTGCAAAGTGCCAAGTATCTGATTCACCTCATTGAGAGTGAAGTGACCACTAACAACCATATCCTCAAAGTCTTTGACTGTATAAGCCTTGTCGTTAGAAACGGTAACAGACTCTCCCATATATCCAAGAATTTCCTGGGAAGAAAGAGATTGATAATTAGGGATACTCTTAATTACATCAGCGAGCATTAGTAAGCCTCCGTTGGGGAGTTATTTTGTAAGCTGGTTATGTCAGATGCTGAAGCAGGGTCAGCGGGCAAGTTGTCCGTCTTGGCTTTAACACCGTCAACCTTTCCTTCTACTGTCGTTAATTGTGCTGACGTTGCACGACTACTAACTGTAGCATCAATGCGACCAAGCTCGGTTGCCAGTTCTGTTCTTACCTGTGGTGCTGTCAGAGTGCTAATCGCTCCCGATAATGTGGCAATCGCACCCGTCGCGGTCAGCAAACCACCCGTTGCATTGGTTGCTGTGCTGACAAGAGCATCGTAAACGGAAGCCACGATAACATTCCATCTAAAGACTGTCATGCTCATCGTTGTATTGTTAACGTAGATAGCAGCGATGCCGAGAGTGTCAGTGTTCGATGTTGTCAAAGCCAAGGAATAATAACCATTTCCCAGGCTTGTCAAGGTTTGCGTAGTCAATGCTGCTGCTGTACCGTTCTTGGCGAGGCTAAAATTAGTCACCACACAACTAGTAACAGCAACCCCATCCGCATCTAGCACTGGGCCGATAACGACAACTTGAGAAGTCGATTGACGTAGAAACATTATGGCATCCCCGTTAAGATTCTTCGGCGTTTGCTGCCGGATGGGAATTGATAGTAAGTGAATTGCTTGGGTCGTGGCTGGAGGCCGATGCCACGGCGAGAGGCTAGGAGGCGGATTTCGGGAGGGGTTAGGGCACGATTATAAAGTCGAACGTCGTCGAGTTGACCATTGAAATATCGTCCCAGGTTTGCTCCGCCCGAAGGTGTATAACTTCCAAATGAAGCAAAGAATAACGCTTTTTGTGTCGCCGCAATTGCC